TGAATTGGTAAAGATGGCTGAAGAAGCGATTAAGCGAAACAATTTATTTTTTGTTCACGATATTGTCGCTTGGCTTCCTTGTAGCAATTCTACTTTTTACGAATTGTTCCCAGATGGCTCGGATGAACTGGACTACCTAAAGAGATTGTTAAACGAGAACAAGATACGCACGAAGTCGGCTATAAGATCGAAGTTATTCAAATCTGACAAGGCAGGCGAGTTATTGGCGTTGTATCGTTTGATATGTACACCTGATGAGAGAAGGATGCTAAATCAGCAATACATCGAGATGAACACGAACGACAAAGGATTGACGGTTAATTTCATAGACAAGTCAAAAGACGACGACAAATGAACATCGAGACAGGGACAATGTTTAAGATGACAAAGAAAGCCTTTGAAGACGACAAGAAGATCGTTATTTTGAAAGGCGGGACAGGGTCAGGCAAGACGTTCGACGTCATGTTGTTTCTGTTATATATCGCTTTGAAGTTGAAGGATCAGGTGATAACGGTTGTCTCTGAATCGAGGCCTCATCTCGACATCGGGGCTATTCGTATATTGGAAGGAATTTGCAAGAAGATCGGATTGTGGACAAAAGACAATTGGAACATAACTACGGCACGATGGACAGCGCCGACAGGATCGATCATCGAGTTTTTCTCGGCTGACAGGATCGACAAGGCACTCGGCGCACGTCGCGATTGGTTATTCGGTAATGAAATAAATTCACTGAAGAAGGACGTATGGGATGAATTGGCACGAAGGTCGGAGAATGTTATCGGAGACTTCAATCCGACATCGCAGTTTTGGCTTGAGGATTGGCTTATGAATTACAACGACACGATTGTAATTAAATCGAATTATTTGGATAATCCTTTTCTGCCTGAAACAGAGAAAAACAGGATCGCAACGCGTGCAAAGCGAGACAAGAATTTCAAACGAATTCACATTGATTGTGAATATGGAATAAGTGAAGGCGTAATATTCAGCAATTGGCAGCAAATCGATGTTATGCCTGAAGGAGATGGAGTTTACGGTTTGGACTATGGTTTCTCAAACGATCCGACGGCGCTGGTAAAAGTTATCGAAACACATGAAGCGTTCTATGTTGACGAACTGATTTACAGAACAGGGCTATTGAACCGCGACATTGTAAGATTGATGGAGCAATTAGGAATAAGAAAAGATTACGACGAAATCATTGCTGACAGCGCAGAACCGAAAAGCATACAAGAGCTGCATAACGCTGGTTTCAATGTGAAGCCAGCGAAGAAGGGGGCTGACAGCATACGTGCAGGGATCGACAAGTTGCAAAGCAAACCGATTTACGTTACGAAGCGAAGCACGAATTTGATTAAAGAGTTTAGAAACTATTGCTGGGCGGTTGACAAGGACGGCAAGCCGACGAACAAGCCGATAGACGCATATAATCACGGAGTTGACGCATTCCGATATGCTATTTCTCCAGAACACAATTTCAAATTTGCTATAAAATAAAATCGATGGGACTGTTTACAAGAAAGAAAAAGACGGATAATGTTCAGAAGCTGCAAGCGTTTTATGCTTCTGTTATCGGGAGCAATCCCGTCGTTTGGTACAGCTACAATGCTGAAGACTTTGTGAAGAACGGTTACACATCGAACGCCGAAATTTATAGCATTGTGAAGAAGATCATCGACAAGGCCAACGTTGCAACACCTTACCTTTATGTTGATAAACAAGGAGTTAAGTCGAAACGATATTTGACAACGAAAGGATCGAGAGACACGGCCTTCGGTGCTGCCGAACATCGGCTTGAAATACATAAAGCGCTCGATTACGCACCTGACAATCTTGATTTGTCGATGCTATTAAAGAAGCCGAACGACGAGCAAACATGGCGTGAGTTTATCACGCTGGTAAGGATTTTCTATTTCGTACAGGGCGAAGCGTTCATTTATAGAGAAGCTGGAGACGACAATTGTGCATTGTCGCTTCATGTTATCCCGGCACATCTGATGAACATTCACATCGATAACGGAAAGTTGGTTGGTTGGAGGATGAATTTGTTGAACGGAAAGTATCGAGATTTTATCGGCGACGACATGAACGACATACTTCACATTAAGATGCCGAACCCGTTGTTCGACGCGAAATATAGTCAGTTTAGAGGATTGTCTCCGTTATTGGCAGGTTTGAAATATTTGAAGCTTGACGACACTGCAATCGAGAGCTGGGTTAAGTCGGTTGAGAACGAAGGAGCGAAAGGTTTGATTTCACCTAATCACCCTAATCCTGAATTGTGGTTGACGCCTGATCAGGTAGACAAGACGCAGGCAACGGTAGAAACTAAAATACACGGAGCTGATAACAGAAACAAGATAGTTGTAAGTGCAATGCCGCTTCAATATACGCACATCGGTTTGTCGCCAGATGCGTTGAACATCATACAGGGACTTGATCATGCAGGTTACAAGTTATGCGATTTATGGGGAGTTCCAGCTACGTTGTTCGATCCGAACCCGACATATCAGAACATGAAGGCTGCGAGTGAACGTTTCGTTAAGGAAGTTATATTGCCTTACTTATCAACCGAAGAAGACAAGCTAAACAGCTGGCTTGTTGAACCGTTTAAAGTACGCGATAAAAAGAATTACGTTATCGATTACGATCTTTCGTCGTATGAAGAATTAAGGCTAACAGCTGATCAAACCGACGCCTATTTGAAAACTCACACGATCAATGAAGTACGTGTGATGTTGGGAAGCGATGAGCTTGAAGATGAATATGCAAATCAGGTGTTCGTACAGCAAGGCATGATCCCGTTATCGGATTATAACGTTGAAGATATACAGATTTAAAAGATGAGACTTACGCGTTACATACAGATCGAAAGCAGAAGGCAGGCAACTTATGAAAGGTTGTTTGCTAAAGAAATTTTGAAAGCGTTCAAAAAGAACGCAGAGATGTGGATCGATTTCAACATAGTAGGTAATGCGGTTGGTGAAGCACTTGAAAAGGTTTATCGAGTTACGTTGAAAGATTATCTTTCGAGACAATGGGATCAATTGGACGGCAACGTTATTCAGAAGAAAGAACGCTTTTTCATGCCGGCATGGTCGCAGTGGATCGAAAACTATATTTTGGCTACATTGGTAAACAAGGTAGTCGGCATTGACGACACGACACGTGAGCTTCTGATGCAGGAAACGATCGCAAGCACGTCGATCGGTGAAACGAGATCAGAATTTTCGAAGCGGATCATGAACGTGATGGGAGGTGCAGCTGGCAAAAGAAGGGCGAGAGTTATCGCGAGAACTGAAGCAGGCAATGCGATAAACATCGCAAAAGCGAAATCTGCAGAAGATTGGGCAGCACAAACTGATATACCGATTGGCAAATTGTGGATACATCGCGGTGCGAAAGACCCGCGCGATTGGCATGTTGCGATGGACACAGGTGTTGAGATACCGAAAGATGAACCGTTCATCGTTACCGATCCGAACACAGGAATTACTGACAGAATGATGTACCCGCATGATCCGTCGGCGTCGGCAGGCAATGTGATAAATTGCGGTTGTCTGGTTATTTATGTACGATTAAAAACAGAACAAGATGGAAGAAATAATTTTTAAAAACCTTTCAGAATTTCGTGATATCGATGAGCAAACAGGTATCATAAAAGGTTACGCAAACGTTTACAACGTGAAGGACAGTGATGGCGACATTTCGCTGCCTGGATCGTTCTCGAAGACGGTCGCAGAAAGGGCGAAAAAGATAAAGATATTCAAGAACCACACGCCGCAGCTTGTCGGCGTTCCGCTGGAGTTGGATATTGCAGATCCTTACGGTCTCGGACTTACGGCTAAGATGCTGATGGACACCGATGCTGGTCGAGATACGTTTCATGAAGTGAAGTTTCTGCATGAGAACGGTTTCGAAAGCGGTATGAGTATCGGAGGTTGGGTTATCAAGCGAAATGCGAAGAACAAGGCCGAAGTAGTCGAGTACAGGTTGAAAGAAATATCTGTACTTACAACCGAAGAACCAGCCAACCAGCTTTCGCTTGTAAGCGCGGTTAAAGCCGTTAAAGAATTGACCGAACCGACACAAGAAGAATTTTGGAGTATCATCGAAAAAGCTTACAACGTAAGATTTTCCGATAACATATTGAAATCGTTAGAACAATTTTTGACACTCAAGGAAAAAGAGCCTGATCAGCTTGATGCTGACACAACTCAAGCCGTTGAGCCGTTGATCACAAATATTTACGAGTTATTCATTTAAAAACAACTATTTAAAACAAAAAACAATTATGGAAGATATTGAAAAACAAAAAGCTGAAGCGCTGGAAAACGTTAAGAAGACAGCAGAAGCGGCAGCTAAGATGACCGTCGAAGAAGCGATGAAAGCCGTTTCAGAAAAGATGGAAGAGATCGCCGGCAAGGTCGGCAAATCGGTAACCGAAGACGACTTCAAAAAAGAGATCGCAGAATTGCAAGCTCGCGTTAAACAGATCAAGCAAACAACTTCTGAAGAGAAGACGGCAAAGAACATTAAAGACGCTATTGCCGATGCGCTTGTCGAAGGGGCTGAAAAGATTAAGAATTTCAGAGGTGAAGAAAAGCTTGTCATGAAAGCTGTAACCGACGCAAGCTGGGCATCTGGTGCGCTTGATCACGCAACGTCGGAAGTACGTCCTACTCTTTATAACAGTCCTTACTCGCCTCTTTACCTTCGTAACATTTTCCCGAACGTAGCTACCGACATGGGAACTGTTATCATTCCGCAAATCGGATCGATCACAGGTGCTGCGGCAAAATGGGAAAGAGGCAGCGGAGATGGTGGAGTTGACGTAACTAAACCTGAAGTTTCTCCTGCTTACAAAGACGTAACCGTTCCGATGAAGTGGATTGCTGGGATCACTACTGTAAATCGTGAGCTATTGCTTAACGTTAAATACTTGCAGTCGAGTATTACCAACACGCTGCTTTATTCATCGAAAGGTTTGTTTGCAGCTGAAAACAAGATGATCACCGATTACCTTGCTGCGAATGCAGTTGCTTATGCAGGATCGAAAACTATCGCGCTTGAGAAGATTATCGATGCAGCTTTCAACCAGCTGCTTGGAAATTACATGGCCCCGACGCACGTGCTTATGAATCAAGCCGATTACTTGACTTATATTAAGTTGAACAAGGCTTCCGGGTCAGGCGAGTACGACGTTCCGAACGACACGCTGATGGGATTCTTCGGTACAGGTCTCGAAACTGCAGTGCAGATTGTTCCAGTTCCGTCGATCGTGGCTGGTACTGCTTACGTTGTTTCAGCTCCAGAATTCGAGTTCATTAACAGGCTTGCTCCAGAAATTCAAATTGCAGAACAACACGACGTTAACTTCGCTTTCAACAAGGTAACGTTCAGGGTTGAGGAGATGGCTGCTTTCGTTGCTAAGAATTTGAATGCGATGGTTAAAATTACGTTTTAATGTTTAACAGGGAGCGGTTAATTCCGCTCCCATAAACTAATAAAAAA